TTAATTCTATTCATATATATTTGATATTCAGTATTTGAATTATTTACAATTGCATTAGATTTCAAATCTCTTACCAATGAATCGTGTCCTTGAACTTTAAGTTTCATATTATACCGCTAATGCTATTCCTCTTAAATCTCTAATAATAGGAGGATAAGAAGAAATGCTACCTTTCATAACTATTTTAATTTGAAATGCCGTAAATTCATTTATACCTGTATCGGAATATTTGTATTCTTTAAAAGTACTAAAGTTTTCGGCCGGCGTTACAGTTGTATCTTCAGAACCATCTGTATTAAATGGTACCCAACTTAAATCATTTATATTTCTTACTTCTGAAGAGCTTGTAACTCTATAAAATACTCTTACTGAAGAAGATGATCTAACATTTTGAGTTAATCTAACATCTAAAGCTGTAGAAGCATTTTCTAAAATAACTGGTCTTGTTAAATAAACCGCAGCTGATGAAGTACCTGTAGAAGAAGTATCTGATACAAAATTTGGTGTGTTAGCTACTGTTGGATTATTTAATCTATTTTGAATTGCCACTAAACTTGTTCTCTTAACATCTACTACAGGAGAAAGTTTAGAATTAGTGCTTCTTAAAATTATATTCAAAAATAATGATTTACTTCCTGTCATTTCATTTGTTTCATTTATAGAACTTGCAACAAGTTGAGGTGAATTAAAGTAAATATTATCTCCAGGTATTACATTAATAGTATTTGCTGTAGAATTTAAACTAAATTCAGACTCAGTACCGTGTATAGATTTACCAGTTGTTGTTCTTAAATTGTAAAGTAATGATGTTCCTGGAACTGTTAAAGTACCTAAATTTAAACACGCCACATCATATAATCTATTTTCAGTTGCGGTTACAGTTGTGCCACCAATATCTCCCGTAGCAGTGGCCGTGCCAGCTGTTGTAATATCATAACTATCTAAAGTTACATTTGAAATGCTTGTATATGTTCCATTAATTTGTGTGTGTGTTATACCATTATATGTGCCTGCTGCCACTCCAGCAATTGTAACATTATTATTTGAACCGTGCATTCCGTGATTTTTATGGAATACTCTTATTACTCCTGAAGTGTTTGTTGTTCTTAATGAATTGTTAGGTAAAGTTTTTACAGGTAAAGAGTCATTTGTAAAAGTTGCTTGACCTGGACTGTTTATAGAAAATTCTGCACGATTAATTTTAAATTTTATATCTTCTTCTTGATCTGCTGTCCAAGTTGAACCGTTTTGCGATTTAAACAACACACCTGCATATGGGTTTTCTGATATTGTTCTGTTTGATCCTACCTGTGTATCTCCTAATCTAGCCACCCAAGCATTATAGTTATTACAATTACTCAATAAACAAAAACTATATTCTGTTTTTCCTTGTAAATATACAGGAGAAGGAAAAGTAAATTTAGTTGCTACTGTTGAGTCAGAACTTATATTTACTGCACTAGGATTTAATACAACTTCACCAAAAGGTACGATTGTGCGTGAAGGATAACCATTTACAACTTCTCTTATTTGCATTGTAACTGGAATATTAGCATCTTTTGATTGAAAATAACATTCAATAGATGTTACGAAAACACCTTCAGTATCATCAACTAAAAATGTTTGAGCAATAGGGTCAATCCAAGCTATAACTTCTGTAGTTGTTCTAGTAGATGTTCTTGTAATATTTCTTGTATCATTTACTGTTTGTCTAACTAATAATGGTTCTCTTGTTGAAACGATTGTATTCTGTACAGTTTCTAAAGAACCTTTAGCTATATAATCCGCTTCAGCAGAAGTTTCAACGTCTGTTGTTGAGTTAGTAACTGAACTTGTCAATCTAAATAATCTTTGTCCTGTTCTCCATCTAGGATTACTGTCATTGGTTGGATCAGGAATAACAAAAGTTCCTGATACAGCACCATTAATATCTGTAACTAAATTGCCGCCTAATGAACCGCCTGTAGGCGTAACATAAGAAGTAATAGCAATATTATCAAAATAAGCATAAACTCTAGTATTCGGTTTCAATCTAGTAGCAGTAAAATTTATTGTTCTACTTCTTATAAAAGGAACAAATGCAATATTTAAAACTTTATCTCCTAATGATGTTCTTACGACTTGAGGAACTAATGCTGATCTGATACCTGTTCTTGTTTGAGAAACGGCCTGACTAGTTGTAAGACTAACATCACCAAAATCTACTGTCCATCCGTTTTGATTTCCTCGTCTAACATTATTTGTAGTTGTAGTTTCTACCGGCGTTCCTTGCCAAAAATCTTGCCATTCATTCCATACTGTATCTATTTCAACACTTTCTAAATTAGGATTGCCTAGATTAGAGGCCATAGTATCAAAAGCGCCTTGTTCATTAATTAATAAATCAGGAACTCTATTTGTTTCTTTCCATTCATCGCCTGGAGGATCAAGTGTAACTGAACCTGCCCAAGTGAATACGTTAAAAGGATTTACGTTTATAAATTTACTAGCATAAGGTTGACTAATTATAGTTGTTTCTTCATAAGGAAGAGTTATTAAGTCTCCAGTTTTTTGATAAATTGCATCTGTTCTATCTGAAGATATAATAGTTGTACCATCATCATCCGATTCAATTAATTGTACAGATTCAGAATTAAATAAAGGTCTAACATAACCACCTGCCATATCCATAGAAACTTTATAATCTAAATTTCCAACATCTCCTATTCCGTGGCCTGTAAAATTATCTACAATAAATCCGTTTTTAAATCTATCAAAACCTTCAGCGTCTTGTATCTGTAAAGATTGTGCTTGTGTTTCTAATAAAGACAACTGTGTGTAATATTCTACGTTTTCAATTCTTTTTTCTAAACGTCCAATATCTCTCATTGTGTATCGTTTATTGTCTATTTTTAAAATTCTTAAATCACTTGTGTGTAAAGTATAAGGATTTAAAACTACAGTATATAAATGCATAGCATTTTCAAGGCCTTTTGGAACTTGTGGATTTAAAGAACTAGCACCTTTTATAACTTTGAAAAAACCATCTTTATCTAAAAATATTTTATCTATACGTGATAAATAAAATTCTAAATCGGTAGTTACATCTGAGTTAAATTGAACTATATCAACTATAGAAGCTCCTGAACCACTATATTGTCTATCTTGTATTGAACTTAAAACTGTAGAAGCATCATCAACACGTGGTCTAAAATCTAAACAATCTCTTAAATCAAACTTTGTACCTGTCGTGTCAGAATTATATGATGGTATATCTTCATAATCTATTACTCCGGAATATGAATCAACATCAAAATAATCTCCTGAACCGTGTGAGAAAAAATCAAAATTAATTAATAATCTTCCTGTTGGTACAATTGCACCCGTTTTTAGTTTAATTCTACCTATATCATAAAAATTATCTCTTTGACCTGTGTCTAAATCAAATCTTGTAGTAATATTTGTACTACCAGTTGTTGCGGCTGTACTAAAATCTGCTGACATATAAACAGCATTTATTTTATAAACGTCCGCTTTTGCTAATCCTATTATTCCAGATTGTATTATAGTTTGGTTTGAAATCGCAACTGTTTGACTAGTGTTTAAAGTTTTTGTTTTTGAACCTGCAACAGCTCTTGATATTGTAGCTAAAATTTTAACTTTGTGTCCTGAATAATTAGCACCAAAATCTATAGTTAATGTTTTTCCTGTTGGTGAACCACCTCTTACAAATATAGGAAATCCTTCGTGATTATTTCCTGATAAACTTAATACATCGCCTACAGCACCTGTAGTACCTGCACCTACTGTCATAATAGAAACTGAAAAATCTTTTTCGGTTAGAGCAGAAAATGTTTCATTTGTGCCGGCTGTTATTGTAACATCGCCATTTGATGATAACGTACCTGTAAAGTGTCGTCTTACATTAAAGTTTGTATCTGTAATACCACCATTTGCTGCAGTTTTTAATGTTTTAATTCTGGTATTTGGTAATTGAAATATTGATATACTTTTATTAGAACCTTGTAATTTACCACGATTTCTAAATGCAACTGTTTTAGTAGAAACATCAGAAGCTCCAACTGCTGTTAATAATTGTAAACTTGTATTTGAGGAAATAGATTCTACTATCCTAGTAATTGTATCACCGGCATCATTAGTAAATGAAATTGAATCTCCAATTTTTAATTCAGTTAAAAATAAAGTACCAAATCCTGTTACTGTTGTCCCACTGTTTGCAACTGATATAGAACCAAATATAGGATATCTTTCTCCATATGTTGTATCTAAATTAATGTCTGCCGTATAAGTAGGAGAACCTGCCATACCCAATTGTTTAACTTGTGTGAAATCAAAAGATTGTACACCTTTAAATCCATATCTATCATTTTGTATAACTGCTGTTACACTTGAAGTAGCACCTGTAATTGTTTCTCCTTCTACAAATATACCTGTTACATTATTTAAAACTGTAACTCCGTGTGAGGCCGTAGGCGCTGAACTGTAAGAAGTTACGTTAATTGCCGTGTCACCAGCGGCGTCAAATAATTGAAAAGTATTTGTTGTAGGATTTTTAACTGTAAATACTGTGCCTGATGTATATGCAGTAGAACTGATAACAAAAGAACCGCCTGTTAAAGTGATTTGCATTCCTTCTTTAAATGAGTGTGCGTTCAATGTTACAACTCCAGGACTTGCAACCGAAATACTTGAAACTGCTGCCGATTTTGTAGTAGATATGGATTGAACGTAACCAAAAGCACCTGAAGTGCCTCCTGTTACTTTTTCTCCATTAGTAAAAGCAGGTGCTGTTTTTACGTTTAAATGTGTAAACAGTTCTACATCAAATAAAAAATGTTTATAAACTGCACTTGTTAAGGATGTACTAGAAAATACGTTTGCACTGGCCGTTCCATTGTTTAATTCAAAGCCTCTTGACTTAGCACGACCAATTTGTGGAACTGTAACACCTACTGTTGATTGTTGTGTACCTCTTGTGACTGTGGCTGTATCAAATAGATTAACATTTTTAAATGCTTCAACATCACCGGAAACAAATCCAATATCAGGTGAACCGAATATGTTTGTAACGTTTACAAAATTTTCTACGTCAAATCTTGTATTAAAATTATTTTCAGTTTCAAAATCTCTAGCTTTATCTATATCAACAAAAGTTGTACCTATAGTTTCAATTTCATAACCTTTTACATATGCTTTTCCAGGCCCTAAACCTGCAACCAATTTTGTTTCAACGCCACCATTACCTGAAGTGTAAATACCTCTATTATTACCTGATACTAAATGTTCTCTAACATCTAAATCAAAATCTTTTACAGTATAATCGCCTGATTCATCATATGTTCTTCTAGCTAAAGTATCTTCTAATATAGCATATTCTGTTGAACGAACTTGGTTTTGTCTAACACCATTTGATAATCTTAATAATTCTACAAAATTTGCATCATCAGTTGATGTTAGTGTTCTTTTGGATAATGTTAAATCTATTTTAAATCTGTGAGCGCCTGGTGCATTTACGTTTGATGAACCTTGGGCATTATCAACTAAAGTAACATCATCATTTGGAGTAATAAAAGATTCTGTTATTGTTAATCCAACTCTATAACTAGGCGTATTTGTATACTTATCAAGTATTAATGTTTGTTCTGATACTGAAACGTGAAAACCATTTATATAATAAACTCCTTCAGCTATACTAGCTGCAGCACCTGTGGCAGTTGAATTAACTACAGCGGTTGCTAAAACTGTTGTGCTTCCTATTGTTCTGGCTTGTATTGTTTCGCCTGACGTAAAAGCAAAAGATGTATTATTTGTTCCTGTTTTATTATATTTAATGTATAAAGTATCTGGATCTGTTCCATCTGTTGCAACAGCATTTATACAAATACCTACAACACCTGACGTAACACCTGTTAATTGTTTACCAATATATTCAGCAACCGTGGCGTATGTTTTAGATGTAAGTTTTACAGCGTAATAATTTAAATCAAAAGCAATTTCTCCTGGAATAACCATAGCACCTTTTTCAAAAAGATGGTCAGATATTCTTTCAATTTGATTTTGAAGAATTGTTTGTGATTGTGTTAATTCTCTAGCCTGTACTGCAAAGGCAGGTCTAAAAAGAACTCTATGAAATTTCTTTGACTCAGTATAGTCATCAAAATAAGGTGAGAGGTTAAAGTCTGTTGGACTTGGCATAAATCTCCCTAAAACTCAATTATTAATTTAATGTTTTCAGTTTGGTCTGAAGCTCTTGTTATTGGTGCTCTGTTTTCAATATATAATATATCGCCTTTATGTCTATCTAATTCTGTATCTCTATAACCATTTGTAAATGTAATTTGGTCAGCAGTTTCACTAGCAGTTGCACTTGGTGTGCCTGTAGCACCTGAAGTTTGGCCTGTAATAATATTTACTCCTGAAAATTCTGTTCTATTACCTAAGGAACTAATTCCTTCGTCATTAAATCTTGTTTGTATGTAATGTAATATTCTATTTGTAGCGTCCCATTCAACAACTTTACCTACGGCTCCTGTTGTAGATTGATTAATTTCTTCATCAACTGAAAAAGTTCCTGGTGTAGGAGAGGCAGCAAATCTTACTGCTTTTGTTCCTCTTAATGTTGTAGAAGAAGCTAATGAACCATTTGAAAATGGATTTCTAATTAAAACAATTCTTCTAAAATCATTTTCCGCCGTAAAGTCACCTGTACTTGCAGATTCAGTTCCTTCTAAACTTACATTTAACATTACAAAGAATCCACCTAATTCAGACACGGCATTAAATCCGTGGCCATTTTTAGGAGAAATAATTGCATCTATTTCACAACCTGTTAAACTTGTTGCTCCAGCAGTTACTATGTCCGCATTTCTTATATAAGCAATTGTGTATCCTGTACCTGCGTTTGTAACTGTTGCTGATACTACAATTCCTCCTGAAACGGTAACTGAAATAGTTCCGCCTGTACCATCTCCTCTTATTGGTATACTTGTAAATGTTCCATTAGAACCACCTGTACCTCCAGATTTAATTTTTACTATATTAATAGCTCCATCAACGGCAGCTGAAGATATTGTAGCATCTGTAACAACAGCCATAAAATCTGTTGATAAGAAATTTGCTTGTTGAGAAGCTGTTAAAGTGTACATATATTTCCACTTATATCCGTCAGCAGTTGTTAAAATAGAAGTAGATGTGCCTGTTGGTTCTGTAGTTGAAGCTGCATTACCATTATTATCTAAACATTTGTAAACGTTTCTTGCTGTAGTTAATACATAGAACGTTGCATCAAATAAAGTTGTTGCACCACTGTTTGCTGTTTGTGCTGTTGTTGTGCCTGTAATTCTGTTTCCATAATCATGTCTATAATAATCATAAACTGTGTTTGTTGTCCAGTTTCTTCTTGGTATTACAAAAGAAATATCTGAAGATGTAATTTTTTTAGCTGCCAGTAAATCATCAAACGTATTAAATTCTTCTATAACACTGTCGGCTGGTGTTATCGCAGCTGCATCAGTACCTTGATTGTCTGATCTTAAATCTCCTCTTATTTGTGTAGCAAATGCTTGAGGTCTACCGATACCTAGGTAATAAGTTTCTGGCGAAGCTTCCGAAAAAGATTCAGCAAACTGTTCACTGTTGTTTATTCTGAATTTATTTGTTATAATTGCTGGCATATTTTTTAGTTTCTTTTGTTATATTTATACAAGTTTTTCATAGTGTTATCCCAAATATCTTATCATAATAACAGCGGCTAAAGGCGGTGGTGATAATAAAGTTAAGGTTGTTCCTGATACTGTATAATCTGTTGTTGGTCTTAAACATAAACCGTTTTGAAAAACTAATATATTATTTACGTTATATAAATCGGTTATAGTAAAGGCTACTGTTGATCCGTCACCTGTAAGTAATGTAGTTGCACCTAGAGTTGCTGGTATAAATTTACCACTTGCTGATACCCAACTTAAAGTTTGTTTTCCTGTTGGAGCTGCTGTAACCAAATCAACGTCTGTAAATATATTAATACTAGAGTTTTCAGAAGCAATTTCGTTCCAACCACCAGAATCAGCAAAATATGCTTTTGCTGTACCTGTTACTACAGCTAATGCACCTTGATATGTTGTAGCATCTGGTCTAGCACCTACGTTGGCAAAGTTAAATCTTATTTTATTTCCTGAACCTGTAGAATCAATTGTTCCTGTTCCCGTTAAGGATAAATTTGATATTGATGTAGTAGCGGCCGCACCTAATGTGATTGTATTACCACCAATAGATACAGTAGAATTTACTAATTGAGCATTTGAAACTCCGGCACTTTTAATTGTAACATCTCCAGTTGAAACTGCAAAACTAGCAGTATTAAATGTAGCAACACCGGCATTTGAAGAAGTTGCTAATTCAGCAGATATAGTTAATGAATTAGCTCCAACAATAGTGTTTATTCCTTCACCAGCAAGAAACTCTAATTTTCCTCCTAATGAAACAGAATTGGATGTAGATGATTCGTCTGAGAATTGTATGAAAGCATTTTGTATATTAGCATTTGT